CGCTAATGGAGATTCCCCAAGTCCCAGACGCATTAGTTCCTGTTGCACTTGGTGCGCCAACAGTATTATAGGAAATCGTTATAGCGGAACTACCATTAAATGTTGTTCCTGATGCAACGCCAGTACCGCTATTGTTAATGGTTAAAGCGTTTGTTGTGTTTGCTGTAACTGTCGTTGATCCACCCAATGAAACAGAGTTTCCGTTGACAGTTACTGAACTATTTGCCAAGTAACTATTCGCAATCGCCGTTCCATTCCAAACGCCAGTAGTTATGGTTCCGAGCGTTGTTAAGCTGGTTGATCCAGCAAGCGGCGATGCTCCTACCGTATTATATGAAACAGTAATTGCGGAACCACCATTGAAGCTGGTTCCGGAGGCTGAACCTGTTCCGCTGTTATTAAATGTGACTGCGTTGGTTGTTGTGCCGCTTGGCGTTGTCCAAACAAGGCTAGTTCCGTTATAGGTCAAGACGTTTCCGCTTGATGTCGGGGCCGCCGTAAATGTGGTTGTTCCGCTTGCGGTTTGATAAGGAACTTCATTCGCCGCCCCACCAGCCAAATTGGTAGCGGTGGTTGCAGAGGTTGCGCTGGTAGCGGTTGCGGCATTGCCGCCAATAGATAGGCTTGAAGCTGTTCCTGTTAGCCCTGTGCCAGCACCGCTGAATGATGTTGCGCTTAACGCTCCCGTATTAGGAACAAAACTGAGCTTAGTTGAGCTTGTCGTTACCCCTGTATTCCCGGTTGTAACCGCAGAAATCGTTGGATACCAAGTCGAAACGCTAGAAGTGTTGTCGGTAATCGCTACGTTCGTTGCATTTGTTGCATTTGTTGCCGATCCAACAGATAACGTGCTTTGTGCTACATATTGGGGCGCAGATGCACCCGCAGTCAGCACATAATTTGTCGTTCCTAACGCCAAAAAGGCTGTTGTTGCCGTTGCCGACTGATACGGAAGCGATCCAGTTGCCCCGCCATTCAAATTATTGGCTTGAGCCGCCGTTCCACCAATGCTTAACGAGCTTGCGGTTCCTGTTAAACCCGTTCCAGCACCTGAAAAACTGGTTGAAGTAAACGCGCCAGTTGACGGATTATATTGGAGTTTTGTCGAACTTGTGTATTCGGTTGTTAGGTTTCCGCTTGTTTGATTTGCAAACAACGGATAACGCACCGCATTTGTGCTGGTGTCATCAGTAACTGTTGCGTAAGCGGTTGGAGTTGTCCAAGTTGGTGCGCTTGTACCATTTGAAGTCAAAACCTGACCTGTTGTACCTGCTGCGGTGATTGCTAATGCCGACGATCCAGAATAAACCACGCCACCCGCTACAGCGGTCAGGGCTGCGTTTGTGCCGCCATACAAAAGACCTACGGCGTTACCATTCCATGTACCGCTTGTATACGAACCGGCCCATGACAGAGTATTAGTTGACCAGCTGGCGTTCGATGGTGGCGAATTATGATAATCCCACGAACCCGCAGCAATCGAATTGCTTAACAGAACTAACGTTATATATGAGCCTGATTGGACGGTTGCTACAGTCGTTGAGGAATTGTTTTGAATTACTATTGTTCCTAACGACTGGTTGTTATTAAACGTAAATGTTGCGCCGTTTGGAAGCGTTGTAGCATCAGGCAGTTTGATTGTTTGACCGCCGGAACCGGAAATCGCCCAATTTTGGTAAGAGCTGGCTGTTAATACTAACGGTGTTCCGCTTGCTGCTTGGCTTGAATATCCTTCAAATAGGCAATTTGTTGTGATGTTTCCGTTGGCATCACGCAAAACGACTGAGTTTGCACCGCTTGAAGTTGTAACGCCGGTTCCGCCATTGGCTACATTTAGAGTGCCGGATAGGACAACGCTTCCGGTTTGTGGAGATGACGGAGAGAATCCTGTTGTTCCTGCGCTGAAACTCGAAACATTGGACGGTAACGCTGTCCAGCTAGGAACTCCGCTAGAAACGGTCAAATAGTAGCCGTTTGAACCAATTCCTAAGAATCCTGTTGTGGATGCTCCGGTTTGATACGGGATTGATCCTGATGCTCCGCCAGCAATATTTGTTGCAGTTGTTGCTGTCGTTGCAGTTGTTGCAGTTGTTGCGGTAGCTGCATTTCCACCAATGTTGAGGGATGTAGCTGTACCCGTTAAACCTGTACCCGGGCCGCTGAACTGGCTTGTTGCGGTGATTGTCGTACCAGTAACCGCTGCGGCAACAGAACCACCTATTGTTGTTCCGTTTATTGTTCCGCCAGTTATAGCTACGCTTGATGCGTTCTGGGTTGACATCGTACCCAAACCAGATACTTGGGTATTAGAAATTGCTATTGATGTATTGGTAACGCTTGAAACCTGTCCCGAGGCGTTAGTCGTAATGACTGGGACGCTAGAAGCCGATCCATACGTTCCGGCGGTTCCAACAGGAGTTATCGAAAAGACGTAGTTATTAAGACTTAAGCCCGTTCCCGCTTGATATAACGCGGTATTCGAGAATTGGGTAAATGTGATTGAGGTAACGCCCAGCGTACCGTTCTCAGGAATGGTTGATACCCACGCCGAACCGGATTGAATAGTTCCGTTATCAACAAACAAATAGGCCGCTATGAGCTTTTGATAGGTATTGGCGTCACTTGAGCGCGTCCATGCGCCGGTTGAAGCGTTGTAAATACCGTTAGTAGTCTGGTCGGATTGGTTCTTAACTAGAACTCGATCCCCGGCTTTGGTTGTGTAGCCATCAATCGTCTGAAGGCCAGACAGGGTAATGTTGGTGGTTGTCGCTACTTGCGCCGGAGCTTTGAAGTTTAAGCCCGAAATAACCGCGTCAACATAGCTTTTATTAGTTAAATCTGTGGGATTTACAGGCGTATTAGCGACTTGGCCTGTAGTAGTGCTGATATTGGTAAAAACCCCTGTTGAGGGGCTTGTTGCACCGATTGTGGAACTATCAATCGTGCTATTGGTGATCGTCAACCCAGATTGAATGGGGTTGATATTGGGATAAAACGGGGTTCCCGCAGGGCCAATCAAAGAAACTAACGCGAAATTCTCGTATTGATCTTTGAAAATACCTTGAACCGGAACGATGTTAATCGTTGAGGTTGATGCTGAATTGCTCATTTTTAACCCTGCGGGAAGGTTTTACGACTGATCTGCGGTTGGTGTTACATAAATGATTGACGGCCCTGCTACGTTGCTGATTGCAGTCATATAAAACGGCGTAGTGGGGCAAGCCAAAACAATCGGGGCTTCCATGATCGGGGGCAAAACAAAATCCCCAGGGGTTCCATCAACAGGAAATACTGCTGCTGGGCATGGACTTGACTGGCTCATTTTAATCGCAACGGGGTTAGCCGAATTGTTTAAGAATGAGCAGTAATTGACCTGATCGTTCGTGGTGTCATCAATCATGGTTGAAGCATGAGAGCTTGCAGTTACGCTAAAAGCGTAGGTCTGCCCTGCTTGTCTGATTACACTTGTATTTGCCATGGTCGTTACGCCGCGTTGGTTGGCAAGGGGCCTTCGGAACGCACTACTTGGAACTCATAAACACCAGCCGTAGGCGTTATTGAACCGGAAGTAAAATTGCCAAATTGAATGGTTAATACGTTGTTGGTTAAGCAGTCACTTTCAACAATGAATACACCGCTAATCTGATTGCCAATATAGCCTTGAGCAATAATCAGATCGGTTGTTAACAAACCGGGAAGCGTAAAGGTTTGGTTTGAGGTGCTATTAGCCGATACCGCTGAAGGTGTAATGTTGGTTTGGAAATAGAATGTTTCGTGCGAATTACCGCGAGTTACTGTAGTCGATGACATATTAAATCCCTCGTTGTTTTGAAGATTATCCGTTAAAAACAAAAAAAGGGGGCTATAAAAACCCCCTTTTTCTGCGTTACTTTACCAATTAGCTGCTCTGTGAAAAGTCGTAACCGTACACATACGCATCGAATGTTGCTGGTGCGCCTTGTGCGGTTCCTACGTTTACATACAGATTTTGGCTAGTCTGTAATGCGGTTGATGCAACGGTACGCTGTGACACAACGGTAGAGCTTGATAATGCGCTCAATGCTGCGTTAGAAACGATAGCCGTTCCACCTGTGTTTGCTCCGCTGAATACACCGGCTTGAGCAGTCGTCAGACTGGTAGAAGCGTTGGTGAATACCACGTTAGCAACAGAGTAGGTGGTTGAGTTGATGATAGGGATAACCGTATCACCAGTTTGGTTAGCATTAACACCCGTCTGTACAGCCAACAAGCGCAGGGCTTGGTTGCTGTTGACTAGCTGCGGGTGCGTACTGGTAGTTACTGCTGGGCCGGGATTACTCATTTTTCAATCTCCTAAAATTAAGCTGCTACGCGGCAAGCGAGTTCGGGATACAGGGGAGCCCAGCCGTATAAAACGTCTACACGGGTAGGGATGGAGTCGTTGTTAATGGTGTATTGACGAACCACACGCATTGACAGACCGATTTCCTTATCGCTTGCACGTCCTGCAAAGTGTACGCCCTCTGGCAATTCCAAATCAGCACAAGCCATCGTGAACGCATTGCGGTGCATAACTACGTTCTGGGGTGACAAGACGCCGGTATTGTTGAAGGGGGTAACGACAGCGGTTGTGCTGGTTGCGCCGATAATGATGCTGTTCTGGAACTGACCAGCGGTAATGATTGCTGGAGAAACAGTTACAGCAACGCCGCCGGTGGTGCAGGTGGTGGTTGCGGTCACAACGAAGTTACGCAATTTGCCGGAACCATAAGCCTGACGGTTCTGGGGGTTGGTTGCATAAACGCCAGCAATGGTAATTACATCGCCTTGGTTCAAAGTTGCGGTGGATGAACCAGTTGCAATGGTGATGGTTGAGGTTTGCGCCCAGCCAGAGGTCAAAGAACCGGTGAAGGTTGTGGTGTTGGTTGACAATGAAACGCCGGAATAGGAACCAAACGTCTGTGAAACCACGTTCTGATCCAGTTTCCAGTTCATACCGCCAGAATCACGGCCCATCAAACCTTTACGGTATTGCTCGCCAATAGCCTCTTGGGGTACAAACAGACCTTTCAAGCTGTCAACGATGGTTGCTGCGGTGAAGGGCTCAACGATACATGAACGACGACCATCGCGGGGTGCGCCTTCAGAATCCAGATATGCACCTGCGGTCAGGTAGGTAATCAGACCTGTGGGGGGTGTACCAGCATTTCCAACGATGTTAGCGGTGCTGTTTTTTGCCATTACCAAGCCATCGCGGTCGATCTTGTTGGCTACGGCTGCGACTGCGGGCTTCAATACGCGGTCAGAGAACATATCCAAAGACAGAGCCAAGTCCTGGGTGGTGAACTGTGTGTCAACGTGGAACTGAGTGGACAAGGTAACAGGTACGCTGGTCTCGTTGAAATCTTCAACATTTAATGCGGGGCCAGTTGTACCGATGAAACGACCGGGACGGCGCACGTTCACGGTGTTACCGATCTTTGCGCCAACAACGGCGAATTGATCGTCATAGTTACGATCTACTTCAGAGGTAAAAGTTAATTCGTTCTCGAGAACCATTAAGGCCTCGTTTGTGATCTTAGAGATCGTTAATAGCTGGTTAGCCATGATAAGTCCTTATAAATTGGTTTTAACGTATTTTTCCAGACTTTCTAGCCGCCTTCCATTGAGCGTAGCTCATTTTGTCGGGATCGGCTAAGTCTGAAACTGTCCCCGTTCCTCTCAGCGGGCTGATCGGTGCGGGAGCTTTCGACTTTGTAGCGGCAGGTTGTCGGCTTTCTTCGGCTTTACGCTCAAATCTGGCTTCCAGTTTCCCAATTTCACGCAATGCGGCTCCGGTCGTCATGTTTTTCAGTTTCTCTGCAACCTCGGGGTTCTCTGCTAGGTGATACACAATCCGAGGGCCGACTTCACTCTCAAATATGGCATCTCTAACTTGATCCGAAATCACAACGTCTGCTGAACCTACCATGTCGTCAAAATCAGGCATATCGGCTTTCGCCTCTTTTAGCCGCTGCTGCCATGTTTCCATGACCTTCATGCGGGCTTCCTGATCTTTCCTTTCGGCCTCTTGCCTATCGCGCTCTTTCAAAGCCTTTTCGGCGGTAAATTCAGCCAATGCCTTAGCGTATTCGTAGGCATCTCTGAATTGGCTGGGCTGCGGTTCTTCGTCATCATCAACCGTTGGCGGTGGATTTAGACGCGCTTCCATTTCCCTAATCCTGTTTTCGAGTTCCATCCTAGCCTGACGCTCCCGTTCTGCTTCCTGACGGGCCATTTCACGCTGCTTTGTGATCTCGCTAAACCGCTTCTCTAGCTTTGCTTTGGGCTTTTCCTGCTGCTGTTCTGCCGATGGTTCTGCTTCCGGTTCACTCGTTTGCTCGTGCGCTGGCTCCGCTTCTGCGGCCTCAGTTGGCTCGGGGGCATCCGCTAAACCCAATTTATTTGCATAGAACTCGGCTGAGTTTTCACTCGTTACGACACTTTGTGCTTCTGACATAGGTTTTCCCTAAGAATTTAACCCGACCAACCTGATCGGTAAGGTTATATTAC